ATTTTCCATAGTGCTACCGCTTGCCATGCCTACCTTCGTGGTGGCTTGTGAGTAGGCTTCCAGTATCTTCTTTAGATCATCGCTAACATTCCTGCGTTCGTATCTATTGGTGCAGCCCTTCAGCCTGTCAACGCAAGCTCTCATGTGTTTTGCAATGTCATAAACCTTTATCATGTTGAACTGGTAATTCTTTTGAGCGTCAATACTGCCACCCTCAAACTCCTGCCTTACAATTAGATAATTGCCAGTTTCAGCCTCTTGCTGAATTGATTTTCGCAGGTAAAACTCATTTGCCTGGATTGCACCATCAGCCATGCCGAAGTTGTAAGCCTTCTGCCCCATAGCTTGAATCAGTTTATCTATATCAGTTATGCCAGCCTTGTAATCATTCTCAAACTTGCCCAGCACAGCATAAATGTCTGCCTTAGCAATCTCGTATTGTTTTTTGAATTTATCAGCAACGATTTTCAATTCGTCAATGCGAGTCTCAAACTTTTCTTTGTCAATGCGCACCGCACCGTCATAACCGTATAAAGGTGCATTCAGAATAGAATCACTGTGGAAGTCGATCTCAATACCCCTGCCAATGGCAATACCAATCCAGAAGGCAACACCGATGCGCTGATGCCCATACTCGGTATTCGTTTCCATTTCCACGCCGTAAACTTCAATGCGCTTATACTTCAGATAAACAGCCAGCGCCAGGGCGTAAGCCACCGAAGAAGTGATATAAGGAATCGGCTTATAATCCCCAAACAAGTCCGATATAATCTCCGATAGTGGGAACTTGATTGAAGCAGGCACATCCTCATATTGCTCCTGCATATAAACAGGCACATCGGTATTTTGTAACCACTCGTAATGTTTCGGGTCGTTCCTGTTGACGCTGGCTCTCCAGATAACAGGATCATGCATTTGAAAAACAGCATCTGCTCTTTTACACCAGGCAGACTTCAGAGCTTCGTTGAACACCCAAACATCAGCATCGGTGCGGTTGAAGTCAAAATCACCCCTTGTTCTCGGGTGTGATCCGATTATAGCAACGGTATCTCTCATAAGCCGGCATCTTCCAAAGGGCATTTGAAATGCCTCTCTTTTCTATATTCATCCACCCTTACATGGAAGAAGAATTCTTTCTCCAGCAATGGGCAGCGGTTTACATAGTCATCGTTGTATTTAAAATCGCAAGCCCAACAAGACGCTGGCAACTCGCTAACTACAATTTTTAGTAATGTCATGTGATCGGACCTTCCCTGTACTTGACAGGAATGGTGAAGCTGATCATCTGCGTCGGGATGGTGTTCCATTGCACCGCAGATACCGCAAAGCTGACAGGAAACACAATCGTGTCAACCGTACCGCCCAAAGTAGGATCGCCAGCTAAACGCTCCAGAAACTCAGGGATGATCAGGTTTATCTGGGTGTAAGCAGATTTCATGGTTACGCGGCTAACATGAAAATCAGCCTTGAGATTGACTAACATGCGGCAAGTTGTAGACTCGTCTGCCTGCCCAGTGCCATCTGAAACATGAGCAATGGCAAGCGGCAGCACGGTAGCATCTTCAGTAGGATACGAAGGTGCTCCCTTGATAGTGATAGTGGCAAGCGCTAAAGCATGCGCCTGCAGCTTGACTATGGCATTATCTAATATGCTCATCCCATCACCGCGTTAAATGTTTTGTAAGGCTTCAGAATTTCCTTGACATCAGGGTCAAGGCTCTGCGTGTAAAGCATTTCACCCATAGTCGCATTGACCGATGTATCCTGCCAGCTTTGCTTTGCACGCATAAACCAGCGCATCGCAGTGATCTTGCAGGCTTGCTGAATATCCGCAGGCGGGTAGCTGGAGTAACCAAAAACACCGGTAACCTTTATGCCCTTGCGTGTCGTGCCCCAAGTGCCCTTACCCCCAGCGCCATTGTCAACAATTAACATCTGGATAGGCTGACCAATGCTGGCATAGTTGTAAGGCCATACAAAATAATCAGTATTTTCAGTCCAAGCGGTATAAGAAGTCGAAGCCCGACCGCCAGTTTCGCTAACATAAACAGAAGTCAAAGACAGGATCGGGTCAACGTACAGATCCACCTCACCGCTGCCATCAAAATAACGTGTTTGATCATCGGTGGAAGGGTAGAAATAATCAGGCCATCCCCCAACTTCTTTGTCTATCAGGCGACTTGCCCCAGTAATCATTCCCTGTATAACACCGTCGTAATCGTAGGCAGTTGATGAAAATAACTCACTGTCGGGCATATCTGCCTTGACCGCCGCAACATTCGTGTAATCTGCCATAGGCTAATCCTTTCGGGGTGGGCTATATTTCAAGCCCACCCCCTAATCGAACAGGTTATGAACTTGACAGGTTGCTATTCTGTGGATAGCGTGGCTCGATAAAAGCTGAAACAGCAACAGGGCCGCTAACCATCGTGGTGGTAGCAATGTCTACATAAACATAAAGAGCATCCGAATCCAAAGCGGGAATGGATGCAGGGTCAACATCAATCAGTACCGCTTTTGCGCCGTCTGTAGTGGCTTCCAAAATAAAGCCTGTTGACGTAGCCGAAGTGATAGCACCCCAAGAATCAGTACCAACAGCCGAGCTAAGGCGATACTTATAAGGAATCGCCGTATCGTTAGCGTTGGTAGATTGACCAGTTGCAGAAGCAACGGTGATCTCATACTGGTCATCGGAATCAGTAGCCAAAGCACCAGTCTGAACAAGGAAAGTAATCCACTGTGCATTTTCCAACGCAACAAAGGCGGTTTCTTTTGATTCAGTAGTTTCAACTGGAGCTAACAGCGGAATAACGTGAATTTTTTCACCAAATCTAACACCCATAGTTACACCTCCTATGCGGTTGTGGACGCTAACGCCACGAATGGAGAAACTGTGTTTGTTCCGTCATATGCGGTGATGGCAGACGCGTTGATTGGCTCACCATCCACACGGTAAACAAAGCGGAATGCAGTTTCGTCATAATCGAATTTGATATGAATGCTTGAAGCAGCCTCAACACCAGCCTTAGTGATCATGGCGTAGTTTGAAGGGCTAATCAGCATCACATCACCGGTCGTGCCAAGGTAGGGGTTATATTCGGTTTCAATTACAGGTCGTCCAAAGATAGACCCATACTGTGACCCGGATAATCCGCCAGGTGGCATGTAAACAGGTTGGTCACCAACGGTCATGGCATAAAGCTGTGGCATGACAGAAGAATTGACTAACCAAACATAATCGTTTGCGCCTAAATAGCGGCGTGACCACATCCGGCTAATATCCTCATCGGCAACTTGACTTGCGGTCGTGCGCCCTTGTGATACCAACCCAGGCGATTGCAGAATGCCCAAAGGCTTTCCTACACCGTCACCATTGACAATCGCGGCTTCCACTTTGAAGCGCAATTCATCAGGCACGTTTGATACGATCCAGCTTTCCAGAGCAGAAGCATCTGCAAGCAGTTCATCGGTCGCATAGACTAACGCAGCAACCTTTTTCAGCTTCAGGTCAATCTGTCTGAACTTAGGCTTTGTAGCTGTTTTTTGTGCAGCTTCAGCAAGCCAATAACCTTGCACGCCGCCAAGACGTGATCCGTCAGCGCGTGAAGTTTCATCAATCGCATTGATGGTCAAGGCGTTCCCAGATACGCGGATTGGGTTGAACAGTGATAACAGCCGTCCAACACCCCACATATTAGTATGAATGCCGGCAGCAATGTCAGTAGGCACTAAGAAACCACCTTGTGAAGGAACAGCTTCGTTCATGCCGGTTGCCTTGTAGGGTCGCAAGCGTGGATCTTCATAGTGATTCAATTCAGCGTTCTTAACCGCCATAAAAAATTCACCCGCGCTAAGTGGTTGATCAGCCTCGTCAACCGTGACCAGAATGTCTGCTTTCACTTTCGGCTGTGCATCCTCATATCTTTTCAACGCCTGAGTAACGGCGTCTTGTACCACCTGGCTGAGATCGAACTCAGGGGCGGTATTTGTTTCATCCATAATTTCCTCCTCATGGATTTCCGGTGCAGGTTGTTCCTGTTCCGGTTGGTAAATTGATTTGATTGATACGGCTGCATTTCTCGGCTCGGCTGGCGTAGGCGTCAGGGACGCT